GCAACACGAGAGGCAAGCGGGACGGGACCGGGCCCCACAAGGGCAGCTACCAGCGCCGCACCAGCGGCACGGGGCGCCGGCAGGCCGCCGGCCAGAAGTGCCCGAAGCGGCGCTGAGGGGTGCGCCGAGCGTGACGGCGGCGGACGAGTGGGCTGAGCCCGTGCGCGAGGGCGAGGGCGACGCCGCGAGGGGGCCGGAGGGCTCCCCGGTGGCCGAGGGCGACATCGAGGCCTCGGTGGCCGGATTGCTCGATGCGCTCCGCCGGCTCCGCCCGCCGCCGGCAGCGGAGGAGGGAGGGAGTCATGAGTGAGGACACCGGAGGCTATGCGGGGCTGACGCCGGACGAACGAGAGGAACTCGAACGGCTGAGGCTCCATGCGCTTTCTCCGGAGGAGGCGTGGGAAAGGATTACCGGCCCTATTTCGCCAGAGCCGGGAGAGACGGTGTGGGTCCGCGTAGACACCCTCACTATTGTCGGCAATCGACTACTGAGCACGGTCCGAATGCTACGGGCCGAGGTCGCCCGCCTGACCGCCGCCGAGGAGCGCGCCAAGGAGCTGCTGCGCATCGAGGCCGCGAGAACCGAGCGGCTGACTGCCACAATCCGCGACGCATGTGACTATGGCATCTCCGATGTAGGCCCGGATTCCGGTCGGATAACCGCGCGGGCCATTACCATTCTCTCGCAAGCAGCGGGGTTTGAGGAGCAGGACGATGGCTAGGGACGACCTGAGCGCATCCCAACTTCTGGCAGAGTTGCGGTCGAGCGAGTACGACTGGATGAGCGAGTATGGCCGGGATATCAGAATCGAAATCGAAGACGCTGACCCGGAGGAGACTAGATTCAATGTGATTTACGCAGATTGGGACGGGCATGAGTGGACCGTACCGATTGTGTATCTTGACGGAGAGTTCGCAATTGACATCGGGGATTGTGGAATGAACGACCTGACCCCGGCGGCCTATTGGGCTTACCTGTTCGTTAGTGGCTGTGGAGAGGTCCGGCGCCTCCGCGCCGCCGCGGCGCGCGCCAAGGAGCTGCTGCGCATCGAGGCCGAGAGAACCGAGCGGCTGACTGCCACAATCCGCGAAGCATGTGACTATGGCATCTCCGATGTAGGCCCGGATAGCGGTCGGATAACCGCGCGGGCCATCACCATTCTCTCGCAAGCAGCGGGGGTTGAAGAGCAGGGCGATGGCTAGGGACGACCTGAGCGCATCCCAATCGGTGAAAGCCTCCTTGCAACGGGAACTCGATGAGGCCGAGACGAAAGCCTTGGATTCTCTGCGTCGCTACAAGTTTCAAATGTTCGGCTACTGGGCAGGGATATGGGTGCACCTGAACAGAGTGCTAGCCCCTTTTTGCGGAGGCCATAGACAGCCCAATCCCTTTGGTTTTCTGGTGCTGGCCGCGCGGGGAAAGCGGAGCGGAGCAGAACGACGCGCCCAGGCCGCGAAGCGGGAGGGGAAGTGATGGAGGACCTTCTGCAGCACTTTACCGCGCTGGGGACCCGAAGAGGAATCTCCTCTACGCCAAGGTATAACCTCAATGCCCCCAAGACCTACGGCGGCTGGCGCTACGCGACCGACGCCATTGTCTGTGTCCGTGTTCCGGACCCGGCATCCGAGGGGGAGCAAGGGCCTTCCGATTTTCCAGACGCCCAGGCGGCATTCTCGGAGATGGACCGCGGCCGTTGTGTGACCCCTTTGCCGCCGGCAACCGAGGCGCAGCGAGTAATACACTGCCCCGACTGCCACGAGGAGATTTGCAGCGAGTGCGACGGGATAGGGAGTCACATGTGCCCCGCATGCGGGCAGGATGTAGAGTGCGAAAGCTGCGACGGCACCGGTCGAGTGTCCGACACGGGCGCCCGTTGCCCGACGTGCGGCGGGCGCCGGGAAATCCTGGTGCGCGGCTACCAGAAAATAGACGGCTCTTGGTTCGACAGCCGATACATCCAGCGCATCCGCGAGTACTTGCCGAATCCCCTCTACTACGTGACGCCCAAGGGCATGTACTTCACGGCGGACGACGGCATCCAAGGAGTGCTAATGCCCGTCCGCCACGGCGCGGAGAAACAGGAAGAAGCCTGGGCGGCGGTGCGCGAGTTCGAGGCATGGGAGGCCGCGAAGCGGGAGGAGATGAAGGGAAATGAGTAAACGGGGTGCAACAAACTCATTATGCACGTCACCGCTGCCCTGCCCTGCGACCCCGCCGGTGAGGACTTCCGGGGACCGGACGATTGCGGCGAGTGCCAGTGGTTCGACGTGTGCGCGCTAATTCACGAGGAGGCGAAGTCATGAACCGCAAGGAGCAGAAGCGACTCGCGGCGCACTTCGCCGCGATGAAATCTCTTCAGGACCGCATCGCGGCTACGGATAAGGTCCTGCGGGGAATCCAGGACCGCATCCGCCGGTATCCCGGTCAGCCGCTACGCGTAAGCGTGAGCGTCGGCGGCCGGCAGTATCGGGACTACGGCACCTACGCCACCCTGCCCGCCGATCTCATCGGCCCGGCGTTCGTGCCGGTGCTGCGCGCAAAGCTCAAGGAGCTACGTCAGGAGTTGCGTGAGCTACCGGCGGTGGGGTCGCGGGAGGAGCGGCCATAGTGAACCGCCAGAACCCCGGCATCGGCCGGCTGGTCCTCTCGCTGTTCCCCGGGGCGGACCTTTTCTCGCGGCCGTTCGAGGCGCGCGGCTTCTGCGTGGTGCGCGGTCCGGAGAAACTGCTGGGCCAGGACGTGCGCGGCTGGCACGCGCCGGCCGGCCAGGGCGAGCTTTTCGCGGTAGACCGGAGGCCGGACGGATGGAAGGAGGGCTCCTAGATGGCCGCGCTGCGTTGTGAGGGATGGGGCCGGCTGGGCGCCGCGCCGGAGATCCGGCGCTCGGACAACGGCGGCCGGATCTGGGCCACCTTCTCCCTGGCCTTCAACGAGTCGTGGGAGGAGCACGGCCGGCGGGTCAAGCGCACCACCTGGCTGGACTGCGTCGCCTTCGGCGAGCTGGCCGACCGGCTGGGCCGGTGCGGCCGCGGCGAGGAAATATTCGTGCAGGGCACGGTACAGATGGACGCGTGGACGGACCCCGATGGCAGACAGCACCGCAAGCACGAGCTCAAGGTCCTGCGCGCGGCGCGGACGCTGGCCGGAACTCAACCGGCTGGCGCGGCGCGCGGCGCGGACCCGGCGCCGGGCTGACCGCGAGCGGCTCATCGCCGCGGCCTGGCCGCTGGCCCGCGAGCTGGCCGTCCTGGCGGCCTCCGCCATGGGCGCGCTCAACCGGCCGCTGGTCGATCCCGACGGCGCCGCCGCGCTCGCGCTCGCCGAGACGCTCAAGCGCTGGCGGCCGCGGCGCGGCGCGGCCTTCTCCACCTGCCTCAAGAGCCGCGTGCGCTTCCGGACGGTCGACCAGATCCGCCGCGACACCCGTCACCGGCCATCCCTGGGGCGCGCGCGCCCGCCGGCGCGCTTCGTCTCGCTCGAGAGCCTCCGGCGCTCGCCGGAGTACCGTCTGATTGAGCCCGCCGCCCCGTCCGCCGACCCGCGGGATCAGCTCGCCGCCGAGCGCGCCGTGGCCCGGCTCTTCCGGCTGCCGCTCACCAGCCGGGAGCGCGTGGTCCTGCAGCTGCTCCTGGCGCACGGCACGCAGGACGCTGCGGCCAGGGCGTTGGGGGTGACTCCGTCCCGCATCTGGCAGGTGCTCGCCTCCGTCCGCCGGCTCGCGGCGGGAGAGAAATGTCGGCCGAAGGTCAACAGGGCGTGACCCGGCGATGCCCGCGCCCCGCGACGACCTCCCCGCCGAGCTGCCGCCGCATGACCCGGCCATGGAGCGCTCGGCCCTGGGCGCAGCGCTCATGGACCCGGAGGCCTGCGCGTCGGTCGCGAACCTCCTGCGGCCCTCGGACTTCTACGGCTCGGCCGAGCGGAGAGTCTTCAGCGCCATCCTCGATCTGCACCTGGCCGGCTCGCCGGTCGACCAGGCTCTGGTCCGCGCCGCGCTGGATCGCGCCGAGCTGCTGCGCACCGAGGCGCGGCCCCAGGGGCTGGTCACCGCGGGACTGCTGGGCCAGTGCGTCGACGAGTGCCCGACCAGCGCGCACGCCGCCGTCTACGCCGCGCAGCTCGCAGAGCTGGGGGTCAAGCGGCGTATGGCCGCGAGCGCCGAGGCGCTCTCGCGCGCGGCCCGGGAGCCCGGCCGGCGCGCCGAGGATCTGCTCGGCGAGTTCCGCTCCGGCCTCGAGGAGCTGGAGCGCTCCGGCGGCGCCGCCGACCTGCCGCGGCTCAGCGCGGCCTACGGCGAGGTCGCCCGGCGCATCGAGGAGGGGCCTCCCAAGGACCTCTTGCACCCGCGGGGCTTCGAGCAGCTCCTGGAGCTCCTGCCCGGCCGCGGCCTCTGGCCGGGGCTATACGTCATGGGAGGCCCGCCCGGCGTCGGCAAGACCACCCTGGCCATGCAGCTCGTCGACGCTACCCTCCAGGAGCACCCCGAGGCGCCGGTGCTCTACGTGACCACCGAGATGACCGCGGCGGACCTCTTCTCCTCCTGCGTGGCCCGCGAGGCCGAGATCGACCTCCTGGACCTCCTGGGCGGGCGGCTGGACCCCGCGGAGAAGGAGCGCGCGGTGAGCGCCGCCGCCGCCATGGGCAACCGGCTGCGCCCGGTGCGGGTCAGCCGCGACCGGCGGGTCAGCCGGCTGCGCGCCCGGGCCCGCGAGATGCAGCCTCGGCTGGTGGTGGTCGACTACTTCCAGCAGATGACGCCCGAGAAGGACTTCGCCATGGCCAAGGACCGGGTGGACGCGGTGGCCGCCGAACTCATGCTCCTGCGCGACGAGCTGCCCCGGGCCCCGCTGGTGGTCCTGGCCGCGCACTCCCGGGGCGAGGGCAAGCGCCCCTACGCGCCCGGCCGCGGCCTGGCCGGCTTCAAGGAGACCGGCAACATCGAGTACTCCTCGGACCGCTGTCTGAACCTCGAATACACCGAGGAGGAATACAAGCGCTGGCGCGAGGTGCGCATGGGCCGGTCCGTGGAACTCAACCTGGTGCTGGTTAAGAACCGCATGGGGCGGCCCGGGCGGGTCGGCGTGGACTTCGTCGGGGGCATCCAGAGGTTCGTGTTGGGCCAGGCCCGCATGTTCGGGCCGTCGCCGACGGGGGGAGGGGAGGACGGCGATGGGACGGGCTGAGGAGATCATCGCCGAGGAGAAGGCCCGCCGCGCCGAGGAGGCCAAGGCGGCCAAGGGCAAGGGCCGGGGGGGGGCGTCCGCCGACCGCGGGGGGGCCAAGAGCAAGGGGCGCAAGCGCGGACCGGCCCGCCGCTGGCCGCTCCGGGAGTGGGTCCGGCGCGGCGCCTGGGCCCGGCTGCCGGCCGCGGCCCGGGCGGTCTATCCGGTGCTGCTGGTCTACGCGCACCCGAAGACCAGGCTCTTCTCGGCCGGGGGGCGGGGGGCGCTGGCCGCCGCCTGCGGCTGCGACGTGTCCACCGTCACCCGCGGCCTGGAGGCCCTGACCTCCACCGGCATGGTCCGCCGCTGGCAGAAGACCCGGATGGTCAACGGCTCGCCGCGCTCGGCCTTGTGGGTACAGATCCTCGAGCCGCCCGAGGAACCCGCGATCGCCGCCGAGGAACTCCCGGGCATGACCGACTAACGACCGGAAGAGGAGGGGCAGATGAGGGGGTTCACGACCATGCAGGGCTGCGCGCCTAGTGTTTCCGGGGGGGTCTCTAACCTGCATAGCGCGCAGGGGTGCGCGCCAGCAGGGGGCGCGGATGGCCCGGTGCAAAGCGCGCAGGGTTGCGCGCCAGCAAAGCGCCGCAAGGCGCGCAGGGGTGCGCGCGTCTCTCTCTTAGAGAGAGAGAGTATCCGGTCGAGCCGGAGTTACTCTCCGTCTCGCCGGGGTGGGGTGTGGGTCAGGTTGGTTCTGGATCGGGGCGGGTCCTTTCTCTGTGCGGGGAGAGGTTGTTGGTGGGGAAGGTCTATACCACGGGTGGGGGGTGGTCGGGTTTCGCGGTTGGAGAATAACCCCGCGCTGGCGCTAAGTGTGCCTGTTTGCGGCGCTTGCTGTCCGAGTTCAGCGCAACACAAGACATATTATCGGACCCGGGGCGTCCCCCCCACGCCCCCCCCTCCCCCGCCGCCCGAGCCCTGGTTTTCTCCGGGCGTGCCGTTTTTGGGCGCCGAAGCCCCCCCCTCGAAGGGCCCCCGGCCATGACCGCCTCGCGCCCGCGTGCGGACAAGGGCGCCGCGCACGATCTGACCGTAGCCGGTCGGGAGCGTTGCGGAGCGGCGCGGGTGAAGCACGGAGTCTACCGCTTCTTGGAGACCGGCCTCTTCCTTCGCTGCGCGAGCTGCCCCGCGGAGATCGCCGCGGCGTGCGAGTCCCGGGACGAGTCCGCCGCGAGCTGCCCGGTGCTGGCCGCGGCGGTGGAGGGCCTGCGCGCGGCGATCCTGGCGGAGCCATGGGTAGCCGAGACCGACCGCCCGCTGGTGGCGGAATACCTGAAGACGGTGGCGGTGCTGGCGCTGATCGACCGCGCGGTGGGGCTGGACGGGGCGCTGGTGACGCGCGAGGTGGAGCGTCCCCGGCCGGACCGGGACGACCCGACGCAGAGCTATCCGAAGAAGGTGGTAGAGCACGACGTGCACCCGCTGCTGCGCCTGCGGCCGGCGTACACGGCGAAGCTCAAGGACTTGTCCGAGGCGCTGGGCTTGAGCCCGAAGGGCCGGCACGGCCTGGGGGTGTTCCGGCCGGACGCCGCCGCTCGGGAGGTCTCCCTGGCGGACATCAGCCGCGAAGGGTCGGCGGACGACCCGGAAAAGGAGCAATCCCATGCCGAATAACACCGAAAACCCCCCGGAGAAAACCTGCCGGAACTGCGCCCGGTTGAAGGTGCGCATCCGCCGGCTGGGCGCGGAGCTGGTGCGGCTGGAGCAGGCCGGGCCGGAGCTGGTGCGCTTCATGGGCGAGCTCGACCGGCTGCGCGGGCGGCTGGCGAGCGCCGGCTGTCCGGGCGAGACGCTGGCCGACCAGGTGGACATGGCGGCGGCGGCCAGCGGCCGCATGGGCTGGCTGCTCCACAGTCCCGAGGCGCCGCTGGTGCTCTCGAAGCGCCTCCCCGGGCTGACCGTGGCCGCGGCGGTGGACGTGCTCTCCGCGCTGCGGGGCATCCTGCCGGAGGTCTCGGTGCGCTTCACTCAGCGGGACGGCGAGCCGCCGTCGCCGCAGGAACCGGAGCAGAAGGAGGAGAACGATGGTGTTGAGCCCGGTTAGTGATTGGCCTTTCAGTGCAGAAAAGGAGGGGAAGATGAGCGGCGCTGAGCGCGCGATGTTGACCCTGGCTGGGTACGGCTGCAGTATTGAGATATGCTGCGCCACGTGCGCCCACGCCCAGGCCGAGGGGGAAAGGTGGAACCTGGGCGGGGATGTCCGGTGCGGCCGGATCCGTCTCCCCCTCCCGGGCGGCGAGCCCGGGTCGACGTATCACCCCCAGGTGCACCCCCTGGGGAGCTGCAAGTTCCACGAAAAGTCGAAGCTCCCGCCCGCCTATCTGACGAGGGACATGATAGACGATCTCCCTGTGGCGGATCGCGTGAAACTCTTCGCCGTCAACTCCGAAGCCGCCGCCGCGGGCTCCGCTCAGCTGCTGGCCCGGAACATCCTGGCGGCCAAAAAATCGGAAGGAGGGGATGATGCCCCGAAAGAATAGGGCCGCGCGGCCGTCCGAATCCGACCACCTCGCGGAACTGGAGGACGCCGTCGGCCGGCTCATGCCGGCTGACGCCAAGCGCCGGGCGCGCGAGCTCGCGCGCAGCGCCGACCGCTGGCGCGAGGAGCACCTCCGCCGGCTGGCCGGGAGGAATCCGCCGGGCAGGAAGGCCGCCCCGAAACCCGAGCGGCCCCGGACCCCGGCCCGGCGATGATCGACATCATCCGCTACTGTCGCGACGAGCGGCTGCTGGGCTTCGATCTCTGGCCGGCGCAGGAGTGCATGCTGCGCGCGGCCTTCGGCCTGGAGATGCCGCCGGAACTCGTGCCCCTCTGGCACCAGCTGGCCGAGACCGACCGACCCTATGAGCCCCGGCGCTACTCACAGATCGTGTGGGCGGTGGGCCGGCAGAGCGGCAAGAGCCGCCTGGTCCGCGCCGCCGCCGGCTACCAGGGGCTGGTCGAGGACCCGGCGCAGCACCTGGCCGAGACCGAGTACGCGATGGTCCCGGTAGTGGCCACCAGCCAGGGCCAGGCGCGGAGGGTCTGCGTGGCCCCGCTGACCCGCGAGCTCCTGGCCTCTCCGGCGCTCGCGCGCGAGGTCGTCCGGGACGACAACCGCGCCCGCGACGGCGCCGAGTACACCTCCGTCGACCAGGTGGTCTTCCGGAACCGCACGCTGGTCCACGCCGTTCCGTGTAACTCCCGGGCGGCCCGCGGCTACCCGGCGCCGGCGATCGTCTTTGAGGAGATCGCCCACTACGCCCGCGAGACCGGCTCGACCCGCGCCGACGTGGAGGTCATGCGCGCGGTGATGCCGTCGCTTCGCGTCTTCCGCAACCTGGGGAAGAGCCGGGTCTGGATGATCTCCAGCCCCCAGGCCCGCGACGGCGCGTTCCACGAGGCCTACGCCCGGCGCGAGGAGCGCCGCGAGTGGCAGCTCACCATGCGCGCGCCCACCTGGGCCATCGACCCCGCCTGGGACCCGGCCCAGTGGGCCTCCGAGCGCGAGGCTGACCCGCTGGGCTTCGCCATCGAGTACGGCGCCGAGTTCGCCGAGATGATCGAGGGCCTGTTCTTCCGCGAGGACGTGGACGCCGCGCTGGCGCGGCGCGGGCCGCTGCCTCCCGAGGCCTCGCGCGTCTATTGGGGGCGCATCGACCCGGCTTTCGTCCGCGACAGGTTCGGCGTGGGCGTGGGCCACCGAGAGGGCGAGCACTGCCGGGTGGATCTCCTGGAGGCGGTGGCGCCGCCGGCCGGCGGCGCGGTGGACCTGGCCGGGGTGCTGCGCCTGGTGGAGCGGCTGCACCGCGAGTACCGGCCGCGGAAGTGGCGCACCGACCAGTACGCCGGCGAGCCCATCGCCCAGCTCCTGCGCGCCAAGGGCATCCCGGTGGAGGTCCAGCCCTGGGGCGCCGGCTACAAGAAGACCATCTACTCGACGTTCGTCTCGCTGGTCAAGCGCCGGCGCTTCGAGGCGCCTTGGAGCGCGTTGGCCGACCGCGAGCTCATCCGGCTGCAGCAGCGGGTCTCAAAAAGCGGACAGGTGACCATCGGCCACCCGGCCGGCTCCGGCGAGAGCGACGACCTGGCCGACGTGTGCGCGGGGCTGGCCCACGACTGCATGACCGAGCGCCAGCGCCGCCGGCGCGACTGGGGCGCCCAGCCGTTGTGACGATAATTCCGGATTTTGTCAATTTCGGCTTCCCCGCTCCCGATAAAATAACTGGAAGCCAGTGCTCTTGACGCGCGCTTTGCGGGCGGCGCGGCGGGGTGCGGTGTGTCTCTCTCCGACGAGCAGGTCCGGAATTTCGTCCGCCAGCGCATCCTCTCCTCCTCTGCGCGGCGCACCCTCGCGCGCACTTGGCTCGACTACTACCAGGGCGACCAAGCCCAGCACGTCCCCAAGAACCCCGACGAGTCCGAGGACCACTTCCGGAAGCGGCCCAAGGTCACCGTCAACCTGACCCGCCGGATTATCGACGCCAAGAGCTGCCTGTACGACCAGGGCGCCGAGCGCGACTCGGCCGACCCGGTGGTCCGGCAGCTGTGGGCCGACGTGGACATCGACGAGCGGCTGCGCGAGGCCGACCCGATGGTCCGGCTCTGCGGCGACCTGGTGGTCTTCCCCGACTACGTGCTGCCTTCCCGGGGCATCTGGCCGTCGCTCAAGCGATGGCTCTTCGGCCTTCCCGACGCCGGCCGCTTCATGTGGCACGTCTACACGCCGGACCGGGTGGAGGTGGACGTCGACCCGGACTTCCCGGACGTCCCGCGGCTGCTGGCGGTCTTCTGGCCGGCGCTCGACGCGAAGGGCGTCCAGGTGATCCGCTCGCAGGTCTGGAGCGCCGAAAAGGTATGGAGCTTCTCGGCGGACCGGCAGGAACGGGTCGAGCCGCATCCCTTCCGGAGAATCCCCTTCGCGGTGCTCCGCGGCGAGAGGAACTGGACCGCGGACTTTTGGGGGCGCGGCGAGGCCGCCAACATCGTGCCGCAGAACCAGGAGATCAACCGGCTGTGTTCCTCCCTGGAATGGCTGGTGCTCTGTCAGAGCCACGGCCAGTGGGTGATCAAGAACGCGCCGGAGAACTGGAAGCCCAAGCTCGGCACCGACCAGGTGCTGTTGATTTACGACGAGGACGAGACCATCAAGAGCGACGTGCAGCTCATCGCCCCCTCGGCGGACCCCGAGGGCATGCGCGCCTCCATCGACTGGCTGGCGGACAAGCTGGCCGAGTCCGCGGACGTGCCTTCCGGCGCCTACCGGCTGGACGTCAACCGCCAGAGCGGCGCCTCGCTCATCGAGAAGCGCTTCTCCACCGACCGCTATCGCCGCCGCCGCCGGCCCCAAGCCCGGGCCTGGGAGCGCGAGCTGGCCGCGCTGGCCCGCATCGTATGGGCCGGCCGCACCGGCCAGCCCCTGCCGGCCGACGTCCCGGAGATCCGGGTCAACTGGTCCGAGCCCGACCCGCCGCAGCAGACCGTCGACCGGGTGGCCCGCGAGGAGCACGAGCTGCGCACCGGCCAGTCCACCGTCCCGCAGCAGCTCCGTCGACACGATCCCGACCTCACCATCGAGGAGGCCGAGCGCCGCCACCGCGCGAACCTGGCCTATAACCGCTCGACCGCCGCCGCGCTCACCGAGGGCGCGGGGAGCGGCGAGCCGGTGACCCCCGAGGCCCGCGCGCTGGCCGCCGCCGCCGTGGCCGCCGCCGCCGGCGGGCCCGAGCCGCCGCCGTCCGGCGGGGGGGGCGGCGGCGATAGCGGCGAGGCGGTGGTAATGCCGACCATCGGCAGCAACTACCTGACCAAGCGGGAGGGCACGTGAGCCGCGCCGGCGACCTCGACCGCCTGGCCGCGGCCATGACCCGCGAGGCGCGCACGCTGGCCGAGCGCGCCGGGGTGGCCGCCGCGCGCGTGGCCCGGCCGTACCTCGACCGGATGCTCGACCGGGCCCGCTCGCTCGCCCTCGGCTCGCCGTCCTCCGGCCGGCTCGTCGCGCTGCGCCGCGAGCTCCGCGAGACCGCCGGCGAGATGGCCTGGCGGCTGGCCGGCGCGGGGAACCGCGACTCCTGGGCCTTCCCCCGGGTGGTCGAGGCGCTGCGGGCCTCGCATCGCGCCGTCCGCCCGGTGCTGGCGCTGGTCGGGGTGGAGGCGCTGCCTCCCGACGTGGACGCGGTGGCCCGCGCCCTCCAGGACCTCGACGGCACCTTCCGCGCGGCGGGCCGCGAGATGGCCGACGCGGTGGCCGACGAGCTGGTGCGCATGACCACCCGCGGCGCCGACGCCCGGGAGGTCGCCCGCCGGCTCACCGCCTCCGGCCTCATCGAGCCTTTGAGCGGCATGAACCCGGTGGTCCGCGCGGCCACCATCGCCGACACCGAGGTGATGCGCGTCTATCGCCAGACGGTGGAGGACCGCGCCGCGCGCGCCCCGGCGCTCACCCACCGCCGGATGGTCGGGCCGGTCACCGCCTCCACCAGCCGGCTCTGCCGCACTTTCGTGGGCCGGGTGATGAGCATCGAGGACTGGCGGACCGCCGGATGGCGGTTCGAGGGCGAGCACGGCGGCCGGGGCATGCACCCGCGCTGCCGGCACGGGCTGCAGCCGATGCGCCCCGAGTGGCTGGGGCGGTCGGACGGCGATCGCGCGCGGACCGGCCCCTTCGCCAACCAGGTGGCCCGCGAGCACGACGCGGACTCGTCGCTGCCGGAGATCACCTGGGACGAGTTCAAGCGCCTGCCGGCCTCTGAGCGCATCGGGCGCTCCGACCGCGGCTGGCGGCTGGTGGCCTGAGATGGCCGCCGCGCTCCGTGAGTTTCTGCCCGTCCGGGATCTCCCCGGGCGGCCGGCCGGCGAGACGCCGTCCGGGGAAGGCCCGCGCCGCGTGCGGGAAGGCTCCATGACCGGGGCGGCAGCCTCGCCGCCGGGGAGAAGGAGGTAGGTCCATGCCCAGGTTCGAGAAGGTGGAGGAGGCGCAGGCGGCGCACGACGACCTCGAGAAGCGGCTGGCCGAGATGGAGAAGGACAAGGCCAAGCTGAACGCCGAGAACGCCTCGCGCCGCAAGGCCGCCGAGGAGCTCGAGGCCGAGGTCGCGCGCTTGAAGCGCGAGGGCGAGGGCGACGCCAAGAAGGCGGTCCGCGCCGAGCTCGAGGCCGAGTGGAAGGCCGACCGCGAGAAGCTCGAGGCCGAGAAGGAGAGTGCGTTGGCTGAGAAGGAAAGCGCCATCCGGCGGCTCACCCTCGAGGGGGCCGCCGCCCGGGCGGGCTTCAAGGACCCGGCCGACGCGGTCAAGCTCCTGCCGGCCGACGTGGAGGCCGGCCAGGAGGCCGAGGCCGTGAAAGCGCTGGCCGAGAAGTACCCGGCCCTGCTGGGCACTCCCGCCGGCGGGCCGGACACCTCCCCCGGAGGCGCCGGCGGCTCGCCCGGCTTCAAGCTGGAGAACGGCAAGCCGACCACCTTCGAGGACATCGACAAGAACATGGGAGCAGTGATCAGCGGCAGCAACTGAAGCGCGCCGGTAGAGGCGGGCGCACAGGTCAGGGGTCGCGTTGTGAGGACGAAAGATGGCCTTCACCGTAGTCACTCAGAGCAACGTGGCCAACACCGTGCTGCCGGCGCTCGCCGCCAAGGCGCTCCAGCAGCTCACCAGTCACCGCTACCTGGCGACGCTCATCGGGCGAGCCGTGGATCTCTCCCCCGAGACGCCCAGGCAGAAGGGCGACGTCATCCGGGTGATGACCCCGAGCACCTTCTCGGCCAACGACAAGGCCGAGAACGCCGAGGTCACCGTCCAGGCGGGCACCATCGGCACCTCGAACTTGACCATCGACAAGTGGAAGGAGGTGTCCATCCGCATCGGGGACAAGGCCAAGCTGTTCAGCTCCGCGGACATGATCAGCCAGTTCGGCACCAACGCCGGCATGGCGCTGATCCGGCAGGTGAACAGCGACCTGCTGGGCGAGTACGCCTCGGCCGGCGGCACCGCCGTGGGCACCTACGGCGCGGCGCTGACCGCCGCGGTGATGCGCACGCTCTGGCAGCAGATGTCCGACGCCGAGCTGCCGTCCGAGGATCGGTTCGTGGTCATCCCGCCGGTCGCCTACGCGGACCTGTTGGCCATCGCCGAGTTCACGAAGACCAACGAGTACGGCTCGCAGGCCCCGCAGCAGCAAGGCGAGCTGGGCGACCTCTACGGGATGAAGTGCCACTGGAATCCCGGGGTGCCCACCACCACGGTCAGCTCGGCCACGCGCTACCACGGCATCGCCTTCCAGCGGAACTGCATCGTCTGGGCGCCGGTGACCGCCGAGCTGCCCGACCCGCGGAACGGCGTCATCGCCGCTACGGCGACGCTGGCCGACTCCGACGGGCGGCCCAACGGGTTCAGCGTGCGCACCATGCTGGGCTACGACCAGAAGGAAATGTGCCACGTTCTGACCTTCGACCTGCTCTACGGGGTCCTGACCGCCCGCGCCGCGGGGGTCTTCGAGGTCAGGCGCTAGCGCTCCGGCCGGGCGGCCGGAGGTTGCGACCCGCCGGCCTAACCCGTCCGCCGACGCCGTCGCGGGGGCGCCCTCCCCAGGGCGTCCCCCGGCGGCGGAACTAGAGAGGAGCGTTGGAATTGTCCCCAGTCACTGATCTCACCGCGGTCCAAATGGTCAATCCCGCCGGCCGGCAGGTGGAGGTCGCCGCCGAGCGGGTAGACTACCTGCTCGGCCACGGATTCCGCTACCCGACGATCGCGGACGTGCTCGCCTCGACCTCGCCGCCTCCCCCGCCTCCCCCGTCGCCTCCGCCTTCGCCGAAGGCGGCGAAGGCAGAGAAGGCGGCGGTGGTGGGGGGGGCGCCCCCCGCGGCCGCGCCTCCGCCGCCGCGCTGCCAGATATCTCACACTCTGATGGAGTTCGACGTCTCGCCGCGCTGCACCCGCAAGTGCAAGTTCTGTGCCCCGGGCGTCCCAGCCGGCCGGCGCACGCTGAAAAGCGGCCTGTCCCTGGAGGCGCACAACCGGGTGGTCGACGAACTCGCCGAGCTGGGTTTCAATCGCCCGGACCGCTGGGTGGTCTACTGCGGGCACGGCGACCCGCTGCTCTGTCCCTGGCTGCGCGAGGGCCTGCGCTACACCGCCAAGCGCCTGCCGGACTGCAAAATGACCGTCTACACCAACGGCGACCGGCTCGACGAGGAGATGTGCCGCTTCTTCGAGGCCATCGACCTCCACGGTCTGTTCTGGGACAACTACGGCCGGCGCCGCAAGGTCCGCGGCAAGAAGCGCAAGGCCACCGGCACGCTGGCGGACATCCGCGAGCCGGAGCTCTACGAGGACGACGCCACCACCGCGCGCGTCCTGGCGGCCATCCGCGACTCGGAGATGGATCCGGACCGGGTCTATCTCGTGGACCACACCGCCGGCGGCGAGCCGCAGTTCTATTCCTCGCGCTGCTCCTCGCTCTACAAGCCCGACGTCTCAAAGTGGCTGGACAAGCCCTGCGGCCTGCCCAGCTACAAGCTGATGCTCACCGATGACGGCCGGGGCGGCCCTGCCTGGATGGTCTGCTGCGAGGACCTGGGCCGCCAGTCGCTCACCCCCTACGTGCCCCTCAAGCAGTTGCTGGCCGACTGGCAGCCGAAGATCGAGGCGCTGCTGGCCGGGCGCCGGCGCGAGGCCTGGCCCATCTGCCTCAAGTGCGATCGGGACGAGTCCACGCCGCCGGCGCTGGGCTGCACCACCAAGCTGGTGGGCTCGCGGCTCTGGCCGCCGCCGGCGCGCCTCCCGGCCGTGCCCAAGGGCAAGCGGCGGCTGGTGATCATGCCGCTGAACGCGCCCTGGCGCGCGCTCGGCGAGCTGGTGGCCCGCGCGGTGGACGAGCTCTCCACCGTGCCCGGCGAGACGCTGCTGCTCTGGAACGACCCCCAGCCGGCCCCGGAGAGCCTCCGCGGCCCCGGCCGCGTGGTGTGGGAGTCGCCCAGCTACGGATGGAAGGGCATCGCCGTCGGCCTGGGCCGGGCCTACCGCTACGCGCTGGAGAAGGGCTTCGACTGGACAATCAAGCTTGACACCGACACCGCCATCCTGGCCCGCGGATGGGACGCGGCGCTCTGCCACGAGTGCCCCGCCGACGCCCAGATCGGCACCTACATGGACGAGTCGCTTACCGGCTCGATGGACGCCGGCGCCCAGGACGTCTTCGGCCTGTTCCTGCGCGAGCACGGCCATTACTGCCGCTGGGCGCGCGGGATGATCCGTCGCAACCGCCGCGGCTGGGACCACCTCCAGGGCGGCCTGTACGTCTTCGGCCGGCAGGCCATGGAGAAGATCGACCGCGTGGTCGGCCTCGAGGCCGACGACCAGGAGGTGCTCTCCGAGGACGACCGCATCGGCGAGGACGTGTATTTCGACTCCAAGGCCAAGCTCTCCGGCGTCCGGCAGTCCGACTGCCGGCGGGTGCGCATCTGGTTCCGGCGCGAGGGCGCCTCGATGCGCGAGCGCTTCATTCGCTATCACCGGGACGCCCGCGGCGTGGTCGCGGTGCACCCGGTCAAGGACGCCGCGCTCCTGGAGCGGCTGCTGGAGGAGGCCCTCGGGTGAGGTACGCGCTGGTCGGCAACGGCCCCAGCGCCGCCGGGTGCGGCGCGGAGATCGACGCGCATGACCGCGTGGTCCGCTTCAACGCTTTCCCGATCTCCCAGGCCGCCGATGCCGGCCGGCGTCTGGACGTCTGGGTGTGGTTCGGATGGCTGGACTATCTCGCTCGCATGGGCGGCGCGCCGCGGGGCGAATACCAGGTGTGGATGCCGCTGCCGCTTTCCTGCTGCGGCTCCGGCGGCGTGGGCGACGCCGCGCGGATAATCGAGCAGGCCCGCGGCCGGCGCATCCGCTGGGTCTCCGAGGCCTGGCGTCGCGGCGAGGTGAGCTTCCTGGGCGGCCGTGATCCTTCCAGCGGCTTCACCGCCGTGGATATGGCGATCCGTCTGGGCGGCGCCACCGAGATAACGCTCTACGGCTTCGACGCGGTGGCCCCGGACCGCCCCGGCTTCCACGACGCCCGCGGTCCGTTCCCTTTCATCGGCACCGCCCACCCCTGGCGCGCCGAGAAGCGGGCCTATGCCGACCTCGCCGCGCGCGGCCTGTGGATGGGCGAGCGCTGGCCGGTGCGGGTCCGCTGGCCCTCGCGGCCGGAGATCGAGTCGTGAGCGTCAACGTCGCGGTGGTCACCGCCCGTCACCACTCGCCGGGCCGGCCGGAGAAGAACCTCTTCGAGCTCCGCGGCCGACCGCTGCTGGCTTACCCGGTGCTGGCCGCGCAGGGCTCGGCCCGGGTTGACCGGGTGTACTGCTCGACCGACGGCGAGGCCATCGCCGCCGCCGCGGCCGAGATGGGCTGCGAGATCGTCTGGCGGCCCGAGGGTGTGGCCGGCGACGTGCCCCACAAGGTGGTCATCCGCCACGCCGTCGAGGAGATCGCCGGCCGCCTGGGCGGCCTGTCCGCGCTGGGCTCGGTGGTGGTGCTGCTGGGCAACACGGTGATGGTCGACGCCGCGCTGATCAGCGCGGCGCTGGCCATGCTGGAGCGCGAGAGGGATATCGACGGCGTGCTCTCGGCCTGGCGCGCCCAGGACGATCACCCGCTCCGCGCGCTGGAGGAGGGTCCCGACGGCCTCGTGCGCCCCTACGGCGGCGGGCCGCGGGACGTGGACTCCAACCGGCAGAGCTACCCGCCGGCGCTTTTCTACGACCAGGGGGTGTGGGCCTTCCGCGCCGGCTGCGCGCTGCGCGAGGACGGCCCGTCGCCCTGGACCTGGATGGGCCGGCGCTGCCGGGCCATCGTCCGCGAGTGGGTCACTGGCCGCGACGTGCACGAAGAGCTCGATGTGGCCGCCGCCGAGTGGTGGCTGGACCGGGAGGGCATCCCTTGCCGCAGATGACCGAGGAGCGCGACTTCATCGCCGCGCGCCTGGCCGGGCGGGCCGGGCGCTTCCTGGACGTCGGAGCTTACGACGGGGTCACCGACTCCCTGACCCGGGTGCTCTTCGAGGCCGGCTGGTCCGGCGTGCTGGTCGAGCCCGACCCGCGGAGCTTCCTGGCCCTCTTCGCCAACTACGGCCCGGATATCCCCGGCGCCGAGCGCGTCGAGCTGGTGGCTGCCGCGGTGCTGCCCGACGCCGGGCTCGCGCGCTTCTGGATTTGCGAGGACCAGAGGGAGACCTCCACCGCCGCCGAGCGCTTCCGCGACTCCTTCGCCCGCACCCACGGCGCGAACTATCGCCGCGCCCACTGGCTCCACGGTCTCACCCCCGAGGCGCTGCTGGCCGCCTTCCCCGGCGAGTTCCGCTTCCTCAACGTGGACGCCGAGGGGTTCTCCTGCGAGCTCTTCGCGCGGCTGCTGTCCGCCGGGGTGAGCGGCCTGGAGCTGGCCTGCGTCGAGCGCGACCACCAGCGCCAGGGCCTGGCCCGGGACGCGGCCGCCGCCGCCGGCCTGAAGCCGGTGCTGGAGACCGAGGTCAACCTGCTCTTCGGCCGGGAGGACGGCTAGTGGGCATCGCCTGGGGCGTGGACGTGTTCAACCCTTGGGGGCGGCGGACCACCGTCACCCGCGAGCGCCTGGCCTGGCTGCTCAAGGCGGGCTTCCGCCTGCCCGCGCTGCGCACCGTCGGCGAGGCCCCCGACGGCGCGGTGCTTCTGGACCTGGCCGACTGCGGGGTGGGCGACTGTTGCGCGGCGCTCGCGGCGGCCCGCTGGCTGTCCGATGCCCCGGACGGCCGGCCGCTGTGGGTGGCCTGCCGCGCCTCCTGCGCCTTCCTCTTCGCCGGCCTGGCCGAGCGGGTGATCACCGGCGAGCCGCCGGCCACCGGCTGGGGGCTGCGCCTGGACGCCGCCGCCGCGCTGCAGCAGGGGGCCCTGGACCACGCCGACCGCTACTCGGCGGTGGAGCTGCTCTGCGAGCTCGCCGGCGCCCACCCCGCGGTGCCCTGCTACGAGCCGCCGCCGGCGGATGTGGCGACCGCCCGCGCCGGCTCCCGCCCGCTGGTGCTGCTGCAGCCGCTCTCGTCCTGCCCGGCCAAGGACTGGCCGCTGGAGTGCTGGTGCGCGCTGGCCGCCCGGCTGGTCGACGGCTCGCCGCCGGCGGCCGTAGCCGTCACCCACTCCGGGCCCATCGACTGGCCGGACGGCTCGCTGCTCCCGGACGTCCTCGACCTCTGCGGCGCCCCGCTGGGCCGCGTCGCCGCGGTGGTCGCCGCCGCCGCGCTGACCGTCGCCCCGGACTCCGCGATCTTCCACCTCTCCGCCGCGGTGGGCGCGCCGGCGCTGGGCCTCTTCGGCCCCACCGGCGGGGCCGAGCACTGCCGGTGGTACCCGCAGGCCCGGGTGATCCAGGCCGAGCCGCCCGACGGCCTGGCGGCGCTCTCCGTCGGTCGGGTGGAGGACGTGTGCCGCGAGATGCTGGAGGAGGCCGGCGATGGGTAACTGGTCGACGGACCGCGACGTTTTCCTGCTCGAGCCCGGCGCGCTGGACGCGCTGTCCCGCCGCATCAACCCCCTGGCCGAGGGCGCCGACGGGGCCACCGCCGCCGACGGCGTGACCTTCACCAGCGCCGCGGTGGCCGACTGGTCCGCGGCCGGCGTCACCGCAAACCATTTCCTCGAGATCACCAGCGGCGATTACCAGGACTTCTACGGCATCAGCGCGGTGGCGAGCGCCGCGCTGACCCTGGGCCGGCAGGTCACCGCCAGCGGGAGCGCGCTCAAGTTCGCGGTGCGCACCTTCGACGACTTCCACGACGAGGCCCATCAGCACTACCAGGATTACATCATCCGCGTCGAGGACGACGAGGAGTGGGACGACGACGAGCTGCACGCCAACAGTCAGCGCCAGCTCCGCGACCTGTGCGTGGCCCGGGTGCTGGGGCGGATCTGCTGGGCGGCCTCGCGCGAGAAGGACGACATCTGGTGGGTCAAGGCCGAGCGCTGGAGCGCCCGGGAGAAGCGCCTCTTCACCTCGCTGGGCGAGCTGTGGAAGGACGTCGATAGCGACGGGGAGCGGGACGAGATCACCACCCACCGGTGGGGCTCCGTGGAGGCGGGCATCTCGTGAGCGCGCTCAGCATCGAGGTCCGGGGCACCGAGGTCATCGCCGCCGACCTCACCCGGCTGGCCGAGGCCGGCGGTTCGCCGGTCGAGGCGCTCACCGAGATGGGCGCCTGGCTGCTGGTGACCCTGTGGGACCGCATCGCCGGCCGCCCGACCTCGGCCTACGCGGAGAGCTATCGGAGGTGGCTGGTCCGCACCGGCGAGATATCCGGCAAGCTGCTGGGCGTGCTCACCGGCGCGCTCATCGGCTCCAGCGCCCCGGGCCCGGCCGGCGGCGGCGACCTCGATATGCGCCTGGGCGAGTCCGAGGCGCTGGTCGGCTTCGTCGATCCCCAGAACCGCGCCAAGGCCGCCGGCTTCAACGCGTGGTATCAGTCGAAGTTCGGCGAGCCGGCCATCGGTCTGCGCGCCGGCGACGAGGAGGCGTTGTCCGACATCTTCGACCGCAAAGTGCAGGAGGCGCTCGATGGCTAGAGACACCAACGGCAACGGCAGGAGCTTCGGGCGGTTGACCGCAATCGTGGCGATCGTGCTAGAGGGCTTGGCCCTGCTGGCTGGGGGGTTCGCGGCTTATAGCGCTCTGTCCAGCCGGGTCACCGCCAGCGAGGTCCGGGCCACCGGCGCCGAGCGCCGGCTGACGCGCATCGAGGACAAGCTGGACCGCGTCCTGGAGCGCCTTCCGGCGAGGTGAGCATGGCCGCCTACCTCGCCGCCCGCACCCGCCTCATCGCCGGCCAGCGCGTCCCGGACGTGCCGGGCATCGAGGCCGCGCGCTGGCGCTGGCTGTCCGAGCGCCACGGCTACTTCGAGGCAGAGGGCAAGCTCGACGGCGTGGAGGCCGCCCCGGCCGCCTACCCCAACGGTGTGAGGCTCGACACCCCCTGCATCCGCCCCTTCCAGGACGGCCTGCCCGAGGAGCCCGACGAGCTGGCCGGGGTCACCGACGCGGAGCTGACCGCTGAGGTCCGCCGGCGCGGCCTGACCGTCTCCGGCGAGGCGGTGCCCCTTGGCTAACACGTACAACGATCCCAACTTCAACATCGACACCGACTGCTCGGTGGATGATCTTACCACCATCAAGGGCTCGGCGCCGGACCTGGATGACGTCATCTGGATTTACAATGACGCCACGCTCTCCTGGACGGATGAGGATGACGCCGTTGAGCTGCAGTGCAAGCAGATTTGCTACGGCGAGACCTCCGGCGGCGCGGCTGATGCGGGTAAGCGCTTGGGCCACCGCAGCTTCACCAAGGCCGGGGTGGAGATTGTCTTCAAGGGCGACGCCTCTGACCACACGCTCTCTGGCGAGTGTGCCAACCCGGCCAGTGCGGATGACTCCTCCAAGGACATCACTCTCTACGCCCGGGGCACCCTGGCCAATCCCATAGTGTTCCGGAACGACAACAACGCCTACGACGCTGCCCACCAGTGGAGCCACTATCATCAGTACGGATCATTCGATCAAGACTACGTGCACGATAAGTATGCTACTGCGGCCTATGACCTGTACTGTGCAGATAGCCGTACCAACGCGGCAGAGCAGGTGTTTGACCACCTGACGGTCACTGACTGTCAGCACATCTTTTATATGATGGACAACGGGTATAAGGACCTGCCTTTGAAGGCTAGGTTCATAACCTGTCACATGGAGAATGTTGTCTGTCACATCGTCCGTAGTTACGGCAATATTCTCAAGCTCGCTGCGACCTTTGACCTCAGCGGGTTCTACGGCGTGAACAGCGGCGGAAGCTCTCTAAACTGGTACTTCGCAGGAGGCAAACTCAACGGCGGACCGGGCAAGCTCTACTTCGGAACGTGGCTTATCTCCCTCAGCGACATTCGGCCGACTGAGGTTGTCCCTGCCGACCTCGCCGCCGCTGACGCCGGCACCGGTGAGACGCTCACTGTCACCTGGTCCAATGGGGCCAGCTACGCGGCCGGCGACCTGGTGTACATCTACAACAACGCCGGCGATGGGCTCCTGTCTGTCGGTGACGCCACCGAGGGCAGCCTGGCTGTACCTGGTCTCACTGATGACCAGAGTTACACGGTCTACGCCAAGGCGACTAGTGACGGTTCCCATTTCAGCGCGGCGAGCGATACGGACACCGCTACGCCGACGCACAGTGGCTTTGATTTTCCCGAGGCAAGCAACGTCACCGACGATGATACCGTGGACGGCGTGGCCGGCACCCTGGACCTGCCGGCGCTCAACAAGGTGGCTCCCTCGGATACGCTCCGCGGCGTCGCTGGCACCCTGGACCTGCCGGCGCTCAACAAGGTGGCGCCCTCGGACACGCTGGAAGGTGTGGCCGGCACCCTGGACCTGCCGGCGCTCAACAAGGTGGCGCCCTCGGACACGCTGGAAGGTGTGGCCGGCACCCTGGACCTGCCGGCCATCAGCGCCGTCGACCCGCTGGACACGCTGGAGGGCGCGGCCGGCACCCTGGATATCCCGGAGCTGGCCGCCGTCCTGGACACCGATACGCTCCGCGGCGTGGCCGGCACCTTCGACGCGCCCGCTTATGCGGCCGCCTACGAGGCCGGCCGGAACACACTCATCGATACCGCCGACGTCAAGGCCGGCGAGGACATCCACCAGTTAGGTGCGCACCGCACCGGCGCGCTGGACATCACCGCGCCGGGCACCCCGGTCATCGCCTGCAGCGCCACCGGCGTCACCGTGGACGGCGACGCCGGTGCCACCAACTCGGTCTATTTCCGCCAGTACGGCCCGGCCGCCGCCCCCTGGGCGCTGCTGGGCTCGCGCGCCGGCGACGGCGAGGTGGCCTACGGCGACCTCTCCGATGGTAAGTACATGTTCATGGCGGTCAGCGCCGACGCCGCCGGTAACCTTTCGTTGCCTTCGGCCGCCCGGCCGCGCTACGTCGGCGGCGATGAGCGCTCGATTCACGAGCGGGTCTGGCTCGACGCCGCGGCGGATCTCGAGGCCGAGGGGTCCCTGTCCAAGTGGCGCCTCGACCGCAAGGAGAACCGCATCCAGGACATCCTCCGCGGCGGCGAGGCCCCCGACGGCAGCCTGCCCTACCTCTGCGCCGAGTGGGGCCGCGAGACCGGCGAGGCGGCGGTCGACGAGTACGACGAGGCCCGCGGCCGCCTGACCGTCTACCTGTTGATCAAGGACCGCGCCGGCGAAAAGGCGGGCACCTGGGACCTGGCCCGCTACGTGGCGGTCGTCCAGCAGACCTTGGAGGGCGACCGCACCCGCGGCGGCCTGGTCCTGGAGTGGTTCTGTCGCCGGGTGGAGTGCAGCCGGGACCTGGTCCGGCCCTACCGGCTGGCGGCGGTGGAGTGCGAATACACGTTCAACCCCGAGCTTGCGGCTCGGGTGAGTGTGTGAGGAGGATGGGTCATGGGGCATGAACAGTACGGCGGGATCACCGCGGCGACCGCGGCGGCGGTCGCCCTCTACGGCGTGCGCTCGTACAGCGTTTCCGAGCGCATCAACGCGCTGGCCGAGCCGGCGGACAACGACCTCTGGCCGCAGGGGGCCTTGACCGGCGGCGGGAACTGCTCGTGGAACGCGAGTTGTGACCGGCCGCATCACGCGCTTAACGCCGGGGACACCGGGGCCGGCGGATTCACCGAGCACCAGGGGGCGACCAGCAAGGCGCTGACCATCGCCAACCAGGTGATCACCGAGGTCACGCGGGCGGCGGTGGGCCGCGGCGGCCGCGGGGTGACCACGGTCAGCGGCATAGCCTACAGCTCCGACGGCTCCACCACGCCGGTGACGTTCGCCGCCGCGTAGGCGGTCCGAGGGGTCGGCGGACGATCCCGGGAGCGCGGCGCCCCCGGAAGAGGAGGAATGATCATGCCCGAGAAGGAAAAGCCCAAGGCGCGGGTCTCCGCGCTGCTCTATCCCGACAAGGGGTTCCTGCGCGCGGCCGCGGAGTCCGGGGAGTTGGAGCGGCTCCTGGGCATTCCGGCGCAGCGCTGCCGCTGCTCGAGGTGCGCCCGCGGCGTATTCGTGCGCCTGGACGCGCCGGGCAACGCCAGCCTGGGAGAGCGGTTCTTCGACTGGCAGCGCCCCCAGGGGCAGAGCTACTCGGTGGGCACGCTCAAGCCCTCATCGGAGATCGCCTCCATCGTCGGCGATCGCTCCGGCGGGTTCGTGGACAAGGACGGCCGTCCCCTCCCGGCCATCCCCGCGCGCATCCTGGCCGACGTGGAGTCCTACCGGCAGGCGGTGGACAAGTGAGCGCCACCATCGCGGTGCGCACCTGCGGGGGGCAGGTGCTCCACGTGCCGCCCATGCGCCTGTCCTGGGCCACCGAGCACCCGGAGATAATCAAGCTCATCGACCGGGTCCGCGCGCTCAACCTGGGGGGCACCCCGGGCATGGACACCGCCGATGAGATCGACCTCTGCCGGCGGTTCCTGGCCGCGGTGGTTCCCCTGGACCCGTCGAATCCCCAGGATTACGACGCCGACCTGGGCGACGTCATCCGGGTGTACGGCGCGCTGCGCGGCATCGAGGACGCGGACCCTACGGCACGGCCGCCTGGTTGAGGTGGCACGCGGCCATGGCCCGCTCGATGGGGTGCGACGCCCGCGCGCTCACCGTGCGCGACGCGCAGGACCTGGTCTCCTACCTGGCCGCCGCCGACCGGCTCTGGCCGCGGCGGCTGGCTCCCGTCGACCTCCTGTCCTCGGAGGATGAGTGATGCCTGGGCGCGATTACGTCATCCGCATGCGCGTGGACGGCGGCGACGTGTCCCGCCGCGAGATCGAGGAGGCCAAGAAGGGCATCATCGCCTCCGAGCGCTCCACCCGCGCAATGACCCAGGCCAAGCGCGAGCTGGGCGTCGAGAGCAAGCGCGTCTGGGGAGGCATGACCGGCCAGGTCGCCGGCGCGCTCACCTCGCTGGTCAGCGTGGGCGCGACCATCGGTCTGGTCCGGCAGGCCTACTCCGGGTGGAAGCAGGACATGCAGGAGAACTTGCGGGTCGCGCGGCAGACCACCGTCGGCCTCACCGACCTGCTCTTTCTGGGCGACCGGGTCCGCGACCCGAAGTTCCGCCAGACGGTGGCCGTGGCCGCCGGCAAGGCTTTGCGCGGCGAGACCGAGACCGGCATGGGCCTATATGCGTTGGAGTCCATGACCTCCACTCTCACCGTCGGCCAGCGCGCCAAGCTCGAGGCCGAGATGTTTCAACACGCCCGGATGGCGAAGTCCGTCCCCCTCCCCGATCTAGCTAAACTCTACGGCAAGGTGGCCAGCGTGGGCGGCCGGCCCGGCGAGCAATTCGACGCCAATGTCATCCAGAACATCGTCGCGCAGTTCATGGAGAAGGCCGCGATCACCAACCCCAGCGAGGTCGGGTCGGTTCTGACCCGGGCGCTGGCGATGGGGCCGATGGCCGGTCTCTCCCGCCAGCAGATGGCCGGCCTGACCGCCGAGGGCACCGCCATCACCGGCTCACCGGAGATGGGCGCCACCGGCGTGGAGGCGCTGACCCGCGTGCTCATGGGCGCCAAGGGCGAGAAGCTCGGCCTCCGCGGCAATCTCATCGAGCGCATCGGTCAGCTCCGCGACAAGGGGCTGTCCCCCGCGAAGATCGGCGAGCTGCTCGGCGAGAGCGGGATGCGGATGAGCGAGCTCCTGCCCACCTGGGACCAGCGCCGCGGCCGCATCGGCGAGTTCGTGGCGGCCACCGGCCCGGGCCGGGACATCCTCGGCGAGAAGCTCGGCATCGCTAAGGGGATGCAGCCTGAGTATGTATACGAGCAGCAACTCCGCCGGCTGGACATAGAAGAGGAACAGCTCAAGGCGGAAGAGGCAGCTCGGGACCGGAAGGCCGTTCTCGCACAGAGGGCCTTGACGAATTTCAATCGCAGGCGGGGAGCCGGATCACTCCGGCGGAGCTTGGATACGGCAATCCTCCAGACGGCCATCTGGCTTGGGGCCGACCCGGAACGCTCTCTCGAGTCCGTCGCGGGGCCCGAGGGGTATGAGGAGGGACCTCTGGCTCCGTTCTTGGGGCAAGAGCCCCGCGGGCCTTCTACTCGGGAGCTCATGGAGGGGTACTATAAGGATGTTGCCGAGCTGGGTGTCGCGGAGGCCGGACAGCGGGAGGCCGAGATATACCACGATCTCAACGAGGCCGCGAAGAGGCTGGACAGCGCGGCCGGCCGGAGCCGCGAACAGCACCGCCTGGAAACGGGGTACTAGCCGTGGCCACGCACACCTGGAACTCGGTCACGCTCTCCCGCGCCGTGCGCGTGATCTCCGACCGGTCGGTGCGCCGCGAGCTGGTCTTCGGTTATCCCGGGCTGTCCGGCGTGGACACCGTGGACCTGGACCAGTCGGTCCGGGTCGTAGAGATGGTCGGCGAGAAGCAGGCCGCCGACGTGGACACGCTGCTGGACTGGTTCGCCACCTGGCGCGGCAAGCTCGGCGAGGTCTCCACGCTCAGCATGTACGGCGGCGACGAGAGCGTGGAGCACTGCAAGTGCACCTTCGTGCGCACGCCGCTGTCCCCCGCCGAGACCGGCTTCGCGGCCCGCTGGCGCGCCGTCTTCACCCAGGTCCAGCCCAACGACACGTAGGAGGCTGCCATGACCCGCACGCTGACCGCGAAGATCCTCGCCCAGGTCCAGGGACTCTTCCAGTTCACTGAGGACCTCGACCTGGCCGTCAAGCTGGCCTACAAGCTGGAGGACGACGTCTCCCTGGCCACCGGCACCGGCGCGGGCAAGGCCGACCAGCTCTACTTCACCGAGGGGACGCTGGCCCACGATGCCGACGTGGATATCGACCTGGCCGGCGCGCTCACCAACATCCGGGGCGAGACCATCACCTTCGCGCGCATCAAGGCGATCATCCTCAAGAACGTCTCCGACGAGCAGGAGACCCCCACCGCCGCCAACCTGGCCCTGGGCGGCGGCGACGGCGGCGACGGCACCAACGCCTTCGCCACCTGGATATCCTCGCAGGCCGCCGACGGCTCGGAGTACCTCATCGCCCGCGCCGGCGGCGGCAACATGATCTGGGCGTCCGACGCCACCGCCTACGAGGTCACCGCCGACTCCGCGGACATCCTGCGCATCCTCAACCTCGACGGCGCCGACCAGGGCGCCTACGAGTTGCTGCTGGTCGGCGAGCAGGCGTAAGCGCATGACCCGCGAGTGCAACCGCTCGGCCGTCCCGCTCGAGGTCTACACCGCGCCGGTGACCTCGGCCTACGGCGCCGGCGGCAACTACTCGTGGACCGCGCGGCCCGACCTGGTGGCCCTCGTCGAGCGCGTCAGCGGCTCGACGCCCTCCACCTGCCGGCTCACCAGCCGGCGCGACCCGGACTCCTCCGCGATGATCTATCCGGCGGTGCCCGGCGAGCCCGCCTACAAGGAGCGGCTGCCCTCCGGGGCGGAGGGCACCATCCTCCAGCCCTACGGCCTGCCGGTGCACACCTTCATCAAGGTCGAGGCCACCGGGTGGGACGAGGCGATCCCGGAGCTCGTCTTCCTGGGCCGGGTCTGGGGCTACCGCTACAACCGCCAGGGCTGCCGCATGGAGGCGCTCTGCCGGGATTTCCGCGAGGACATGCGCCGCATCCGATGCAAGGCCTCGCGCTGGCGCCGGCCCATCACCGGCGACACCGTGTTCGTCCTCGACCTCGGCCCGCACTTCAACGCCGCCGGCCTGCCCGACCAGCAGACCTCCTCGGGTGGCGCGCGCGGCGTGGATTTCATCACGCCCCTCTACAACCGCGACGCGTCCGGTCAGGCCGACGTCGCCAAGGAGTACGCTTCCTTCTGGCGCGCCGGCGACGCCATGAACTGCCTGCGCGATCTCTTCAGCGACGACGTGCACTCGGACCTTGACTCCACGGAGGACTTCCTGATCTGGCCCGAGGCCGAGGAGACCGGCATCTGGAGCTACCTCTTCACCGACCCGGTGATGGGCGATCCCATCCGGCTGGCGGACCTCGACCTCGCCGGCCGCTCGCTGTCCTGGGCCATCGACGCCATCGTCTCGGCCGCCGGCGCGGTGGACTGGACGCTGACCTACGTCACCGACGGCGGCGTGGAGAAGGCCCAGATCGAGGTCTACGAGCTCTTCGGCGCCTCCAGCGCCGGGGAGGGCGCGGACATCGACCTGGCCCTGGGCGAGCCGGGCACCAAGGTCCAGGACGCCGACGAGAACCTGGTGCACGAGGCCGATCTGGAGTGGGACTGGTCCGAGTCCTACGCCCAGGTCCGCGCGGTCGGCGGCCGCAACCTCTACGACATCACGCTCTCCACCGAGGACAGCAACCTCGCCGAGCTGGGCGCCAGCCACACCGCCGCCTGGCGGGCGCTGGCCTCGGGCACCGACGCCGAGAAGCGCGCCAAGAACTCGCTCTATCCCGACGCCTATCTGGCCTGGGGCGCGGCCGACGGCATCACCTGGAGCGACTTCTTTTCCGGCGAGGCCTGGCGCGAGGGGCCGCGGCGCGCGCTGGCCGAGCTGGCCTCCTGGGCGCTGGCCGAGGACCAGGCCGCCGACCGCCCGGTCCGGCTGCGCATGATCGTCTGGCGCAAGATCGACGGCTCATGGGAGAAGCTCCCCGGGCAGCTCGCGGCCGTCCCGCTGCGCAACCGGGTGGGCTTCCGCCTGCCGTCGAGCGCGCGGATATCGCAGAGCTACGGCGGCGAGACCGCGGCGGCCTGGAGCTGGGACACCGGCACCAACACCGCCTATCCCATGCGCGTGACCATCTGCGTGGAGGCCGACCGCCGGCTCGCGGCGGTGGCCACCGACGCCGGGCTGGCCTGGCCGGCCGGCGAGCTCTATCTGCCGGCGGGCTCGCGCTATCGCTACGCAGCGCGCTCCAAGTGCTTCCTGCCGGCCACCGCCGGCGTCCCGGTGATGAACGGGGGTACCGACACCGAGTTCGGCGCGGGCGCGCCGGACACCGTCCGCGACGACACCGACGACCTCACCGGCCTGGCCTACCGGCGGCTGGCCCAGGTCCGGGGGCCGCGAGTGCGCGGCGCGCTGGTTCTCCCGGGCATTCGCGCGCGCATCTTCCCGGGCTGGCTGGTGGGCAGGCTCACCGGCGGCGGCGACGTCTACGCCGGGGGCATGACCGACGTCGATCTGGGCATGGCCGTGCGCTCGATGATACTGGACGCCGAGCGCCAGACCACCACCCTGCGATTCGAGGGCGCATAGATGCTGGACCCCTTCTCCGACTCGGATATCCGGGAGCAGCTGCGCTCGCTCCAGGAGCAGCTCGACGCGCTGCAGGCCACCCTCCCCGCCGGCGGCGGCTGGGTGGATACCGACACGCACGCGACGCCCGGCGACACGGTTATCGATGTGCAGAAGGACGGGGACGATACGGCCGGGGTCAGCGCCGACTACTCCCGCAGAGACCACGCACACCAGCTACTCCGCCGGGTAGGCGTCGGGACACAAGACCCGCACAACTCCGGCGTCGAAATGATTTCCGAAGAGGATAAGCTCGGGGTGATTTGGGAGGATGAATACGATAAGATCGAAGCGATACAGGACACCACGGGAAGCGTAGGCGACCGCTGCTCTATCCTCTACGCGAACCACCATCACCCGTTCGACGGCACGGCCTTCGCCGACGGGACAACCATCATCTGGGCGGGCGGGGTTTTCAGCGCGGTGGGGGTTCCGGCTGGCTCAATAGTTATGACCGGCCGGGCCGCGGCGCCTACCGGCTGGCTGCTCTGCCAGGGACAGGCGGTCAGCCGCACCACCTACTCGGACCTCTTCACCGCCATCGGCACCGCCTACGGCGCCGGTGATGGCTCCACCACTTTCAACCTCCCGGACCTCCAGGCGCGGTTTCCTTTGGGCAAGAGCGGCGCCACGGCCCTGGGCGACGACGCCGACGTATCCACGCACAAGCACACCGGCGCTGGTCACGCGCACGCCATTCTCGACAACGGCATCCCTGTGAAGCCCGGCGGCGGCTCGGTGGAGGTGTCGGCGGGCAGCGGGCTCTACGTGGCCGAGGCTAATCACGCTCACGACGCGCCATGGGGCGATCAGAATACCGAGTCTTCCGGCACCGGCGACACCTCGACGGTCAGCCATATGCCGCCCTACCAGGTGGTCAACTTCATGATCAAGACCTGAGTTCACGAGCCGCCCCGAGAGGGGCAAGGAGGGGAACATGGGGATTCGCAGCTTAGCGGGCGCACTGATCTCCCTGGCCGTGCTCATCGCGGCCGGGTGCGTGACCGAGCGGGTGCAGACCGCCGCCCGGCGCGCGGAGCTCGCCGCCAAGGACCGCGGGGAGAGGGGCGACGCGCTGCTGGCCGCGGTCGGCCGGGAGATGGAGGAGGCCAACAAGGAGCTCGGCGCCGACGCCATCCCCGCCGAGGCCGTGCCGCTGACCGTGGAGGCCGCGGCCGAGAACGCCGCGGGCATGGTCGAGGAGCGCGAGGCCCGGACGCAGGTCCTGGCCTTCTTCAAGACGCTGCTCACCGCCGCCGGGGACAAGTGGCCATGGCTGGCCGGGGCGCTGGGCGTGGGCGGGACCATCATCGAGCTGGTGCGCCGGCTCCTGGCCAAGGGCAAGATGCTGGTCAGCGCCAGGAAGGCGGTCACCGCGGCGATCACCCTCACCCAGGCGGTCAAGGAGAAGCTCAAGGCCGGCAAGTTCACGCTGGCGGAATTCGAGGCGCTCTATCGCCAGGGCAAGGCCGAGGGCGAGGGCTTCGTCGCCGGCAGCCGCGAGCTCTATGAGGAGTACCTCAAGCTCAAGGCCGAGTGGAAGGCCAAAGGCGCGGCCTAGAGGGGGAAAATGCGCACTCGAATAGAGGTTGCCCGCCGTTGGTCGAAAGCGCACGGCAAGGTCGGCCGGCGGCTTCTCGCCGCGCGCGATGCCGCCGGCCTCACCCAGGCGCAGGCCGCCCGGCTCCTGGGCGTCCACGCGGACACCCTGAGCAAGTGGGAGCGCGGCGAGCGCGAGCCCCGCCCCATCCTGGCCGCCGCCGCCCTGGCCGCGCTGGAGGGCGCGGTGGACGCCAAACGGTCTCGGCCGTCGTAAGTCCTTACATACCAGGGGCGAAGCGCATATTACAAAACAGCTGCTCTACCGTTGAGCTAGGGTGGCTCTAGGCATCAGCGCTTGCGCGACTTGCGCTCCTTTCGGCCTTTTCGGGCCGGTTTCCGGCAGTCCCCTGTCCTCCCCGAACTCGCTACCCGTTGGGAGCGCCTGGGGGCCGTTGGGGCCGAACCTGGACGCAAAGTGGACACCGCCTCGGCCACCATTTTCCGCGTCCTGTCGGGCAACTGGCGCGCCTCTTTGGCCCAGTCGAATCCGAGCACCAGCCGCGCGTAGCGCTCGGTGGTCACCACCGAGCTGTGCCCCAGCCAAGATTTGACCCGGTACAAGTCTACACCGGCGGCCACCAGCCAGCAAGCGCAGGTGTGCCGGAGGGCGTGGGCGCCTATGCGTGGGAGCCCCATACGCGCCCGCAGCGCGGCGAGGTGGTTGCTGAGCCTTGAGAGATAGGGCCAGGGGATATCTCGCAGCCTGGGCGACAGGACGGCCAGCAGCAGCGGCCCTGCGGGCTGGACCAGCCAGTCTCTCGCTTTCCGCTCCCTCAACTCGATGCTTCCCGCTACTACTTGCTCCGGCGCGAGCGCGCGGAGCTCGCCCAGGCGCATGCCGGTGGTCACCAGCACGTCCATGGCGTCGCGGATCGCCGGCTTGGCCGCCTCCCAGAGCGCCGCGTACTCGGCCGGGCGCAGCCATCGGGCCGGGTGCTTCGTCTCGCGCAGATTCCGGAGCCGGGTCGCGGGGTTCGCCTCCAGGTGGCCCTTGCGGACCTCGGCGGCCAGGAAGGCCCGGACCTCGGCGATCTCCTGGTTACAGGTCCGGGCGCTCACCGTGCGCGCGCGCTTCTGCCGGTAGCGCTCCAGCCAGGCGGCGGTGAGCGCCTCGGTGCTGGCGCGGCCCACCAGCTTCCCGACCGTGGCCAGCGTGCGCCGGACGTTCCGCACGTAGCCCCAGCGGTGGTCGACCTCCAGGTCGCGCAGGTACTCCTCGGCGGCCTCGGCCAGCGGCCGGGCGGGCCCGGCCACTCCGGCGCGCTGGTTGATCTTGCGCGCGGCCACGTCGGCGGCCAGGGCGAGCGCCTCACGCCGGGTCCCCACGATGCGCACCCGCCGGCGCGTGCTGCCCGCGCCGCCCTCGCGATAGTCCACGCGCCAGATCTCCCGGCCGCGGGCGTCGGTGCCTATTTTGCGGACGGCCATTACTCGGGGGGTTGCGGGGCTTCTGCCTCTTCCGTCAGTGCTTTTATTCCCTCATCGGCGCAGCGGATATCGTATTCGGCCGCGACCCGGATAGCGGCGAGCCCGGCGAGCCTTCGCTGCGCGTTGAGCTTGAGAGTCCTTAGCCTCCAGATGGGCTTGTGGTTAGGCTGGAGTTTCCTCTCTCGCTTTCCTCTCACAAGCCAGAACGTTTTGTCCCCGCGACATTTAGGGCAGACCACAGGAAAAGGAGTAACGCCCGTGCCCTCGCAGGAAGGGCATGGAATGTGTTCCTGGGTTATTTCCTTCTTTTGTTTGTTCCAAACCCATACGGGTATGATCTTACGTCCGCGACAAGAGGGGCAGCGTTCCTTCACTTCCCCGGTACCCTTGCATTTTTCGCAGGGGACCTTGGTTATTTCTATGATCTTCTTCTCCGCCTCTCCTGCCACCGCCGCCAGCGGCAGCACCAACGCCAGGATCATCAGCGCGCGTTTCATGTCTCCTCCTTCTTCTCAATGGCCCTCACCAGCCGCACCAGCACCACCGCTCCTCGCAGGAGCGGGCGGGCGCCGAGGAAGATGATAGCTCCCCCGATCGCGATCGCCAGGGACACGGCGGCGGCCGCGGCGGGGAACTCCTCTCGCTGCGCCATGCAGACCAGCAAGCCGATGCCGCCGGCCAGCACGGAGAACGCGCCGACGAGGTGAAGCATGCTCTCCAGGATGCTGACCGACGAGAGGAAGGAATACAGGACCGGGTCGGTCTCGGTCTGCCACCAGGGCGGGGGCTTCGGTGGGCGCGTCCCATTCATCATCCATCCTCCGCCGCCCTTCCCGCGCCGTAGCCGGGCTCGCGCTCGCGGGCCCGGTCCTCGGCCGTGCGCTGCGGCCGCGGCTGGCCGTCGTTCACGCAGTAAGGCACTCCATCCTTGTATGTGTTTCGGCACCGAGGACATATCCAGTATCCCTTCGTGTAGCGCTTCACGCAGTCGGTCAGCCGGGGTAAAGGCTCCCCTGGGTTGGGTTCGCGCGGCTGGGGATTTTCATCCGAAAGCCGCCACCCGATCCGAGGTAAGTACTCCGGGCTGCCGGCTACCGCGCGGGATATTTTCGCCAGAGTGTCCGCGCGCACCGCTCCGCCGTTCTCCAGTTTCCATATCGTTTTTTCGGTCAGGCCTGTTTCCCGGGCGAGTTGCGCCCGGCTTATGAAGCAGTTCATTTCCCGTAGCTCCTTGACCTTGGCCCCGATACGAGCCCAATTCATCGGCTTCTTGTGTTCCGGAACTTTTCCGGAGTTTTTCCTTGACATTACGGTAAAATCCGGTACACTGTTGCTGTGGCTGCTGGAGGTGGCTGGAAATGACCACAATCAATCTGGTGACCGGAGAGGGGCGGACGGCACGCGGGCGCAAGGCCCGGCCTCCAGCAGCCACTGTAGGTTCCGTCCGTCCTTCCCCGGCCGTTGCCGTTTGGGGGCTCGGCCCCCAGGGGGGGGTATTGGACGTGCCGACTCCGCCGACGGACCTGCCCGCGCGCGTGCGGGGGCGGCTCCAGCGGATAGCCTACGCCTGCGCCTTCGCCCGCGCCGGAGAGGCCGGCGGAGCCCGCCGCTGCCCGCACAAGGGCTGCCCCCTCTGGCCCCACCGCCTGGGCCGCTGGGCCGAATACCAGGGGACCAACGCGCCCGAGGGCGAGATGGTTGCCTACCTTGACGGGCTCACCGGGGGACCCCCGCCGGCGGCCCGGGTCGAGTGCGTAGCTAAGGGCGATCCGCGCCCGGTCCAAGTCCCGCTCTTCGGCGCACTTGCGAAAGCCAAAAATGACGCTTTCGGGCCTGCCGGTAGGGTGGTACCCACAGCCCCTAATTTCAGAGTTAGCTACGCGCATTGCGAGTCCTGCGGCCGGGAGTTCTCGCCGCGGCGCAAGAGCGCCAAGTACTGTTCCCGGGCCTGCGCTGACCGCGCCTACCGGAAGAGGGTACGGGCGTGAGATTGGGGGGTCGGCGCCCGCCCGAGACCCCGGTTGACAACCGGGACCCTTCGGTGACTGGCTTCCAGCCGCCCCCCAAGAAATCATTCGCGGCGTCCACGCGTCTTCTCTCCCTGGCGCGCTGGCTGCCCGAAGAGCCGGAGGTGCCTCCTCCGGCCGGCCGGTCGAGGGGCGGGGGCCTCTTGCGCGCGCCAACGCGCACCCCGCCTCTCCCGCTGCCTGCCTTCAGTCTACCTTACCCGGAGGTCCCGGTCAACCGTAATCAGCCGCCCACCTTACGGAGAAAGCCATGAGTGAGAACCCGGTCGCCGCGCTGCGCCGCCGCGCCGCGCTCAGCTTCGACGAGCGCGACGGCTTCTGCCGCCGCCTGGCCTCGGACATCGAGGAGGCCGGCGGCGTGAAGCTGGTCGCGCTGCTCATGGGGCGCGCGGCCAGCACCGTCTACGGCTGGTTCGGCAGCCGGGACTCCGACGCGGTGTTCCTGCCGCTGGCCGGGCTGGTCAAGCTGGTGGGCGGCGGCGGCGAGACCGTCCGCGCGCTCTCCCGCCTGGCCGGCGGGGCCTTCGTGCCCCACGTCGAGGGCGCGCTCCCGGAGGGCCGGGGCCTCGACGCGCGCGAGATGCAGCTCCGCTGGGCCCAGGGGGTGCTGGCCGGGAGCGCGGCGCTGGTCGAGGAGTTCCTGGCCGCCGGCGCCGACGGCCGCTTCTCGCGCCGCGAGCGGCGCGCGCTGGCCGCGCGGGTCCAGGATCTCGAGGAGGCCGTCGGCGTGCTGCGGCTGCTGGCCGCCGGCAAGCTCGCCTGCGGGGAGGACGGGGAGTGAGGCCGGTCCCCGAGGTCGCGCGGCGGCGGTCGCTGCCCGAGTGGCTGACCACCGCCGAGGTCGCGGGCATGGCGAGGGTGAGCCTGGACACCGTGCGCAAGGAAGTATTCAAGCGGCGGCTGCGCCGGGCGCCGCGGGTGCGCGCCGGCTTCTACTGGCGCGACGTGCTCAGATGGCTCAGGGACCGCGGCCAGCTCGCGCCGGAGTGGGCCGAGCTCCTGGGGCCGGAGGGGATGGGGTGAGCCGCGGCGACGCGATCGTGCTGCTGCTCTTCACCCCGCTGGGGGTGGCCGCCGCCGCGGCCACCTGCTGGCTGGCCGACCGGGTGCTCGTCCACCGGCTGGCCGAGCAGCTCTGGGGCATGCTGCTGGACTGAGAGGAGGCTCAATGGACACCGACGTCCCCGCCGCCATCGCCGCCGAGTGCGACGCGCTCCGCGAGCTGCTCCTGGCCAAAAATAGGGCCTACGGCAATTCGGCCCTGGAGCCGCTGCGGATTTTCTCGCGCGCCTCGGCCGTCGAGCAGCTCAACGTGCGTATCGATGACAAGCTCTCGCGGCTCTCGCGGCTCGCGCGCGGCTCAGAGTTCGCCGGCGAGGACACCGAGCTCGACTTAATCGGCTACCTGGTGCTGCTGCGCGTGGCGCGGCGGCTGGCGGCGGAGGACGGGGAGTGATGCCCGCCTCCGATCTTGATCTGCCAGAGCGGATAACAGATTCGGAGATTGAAGCCCGCGCAATGCGCGCCGAGCGGGACTCTATTCTCGCCCTGCTCCGCGATTCAACTGCCCGGGAGGTAGGCTTGAGGGCGGAGATTGCGGAACTGAAACGGGAGCTCGTGTCAAAGAACGGGTGGCTTGAGCGCCTGCGAGAACAAGTCAATCTGCTACGGGAGTGCGCGTCGTGAGTGCAAAGGCCGCCGCGCGCGCCCGCGAAGCCGTCCGCCCCTTCGACGTCCGGACCGACTGCTGGGTGCCCCGGCGCCTCGAGACGCTGCGCGGCCGGCTGCGGCGCACCTGGCGGGCGCTGGGCGTCGAGGTGCCCGCGGACCTGGCCCGCTGGCCGCGCGAGCGGCTGGTGGCCGTGTGGATCGCGGTCTGCGAGCGGCTGTACTCCGCGGAGCAGAACTGAGCGGGGGGAAGCGACAGGAAAGGAGCGGCATCCATGGGACGCAACACGAGAGGCAAGCGGGACGGGACCGGGCCCCACAAGGGCAGCTACCAGCGCCGCACCAGCGGCACGGGGCGCCGGCAGGCCGCCGGCCAGAAGTGCCCGAAGCGGCGCTGAGGGGTGCGCCGAGCGTGA